GGCGACATTACGTATGTAGAGCGGCTGAACATGCACTTGTGGGATCAGCAGCTTGCCACAGACTTCGCAGCAGCATTGAACAGAAGCGTTAACCAGCAGGTCCAGAAAGCCCTTGCTGGCGAGACTTCTCGTTGGATGCACACTGTATGGGGTGGCGCTCTTACGCACTTGCAGACATTCCCTATCCTAGCAATTCAGAAGCAGTTCTTTAGGAACGCAATGAACCGTGATGGACAGGCTGTGATTACTGCGCTTGCTGCGTATGGTTCTGCGTACACTGCGCTTAGTTTGCGTGATACGATCACTGGCACAGACCGTGATCCTATTGAGCGGGCTAAGACTGCATTCGGGTATTCTAACCTTACGGGATGGATGCCTATGTACAGTGATCCTGTTATGAGTATCCTCGGTCTTGAGGACATGCGGTTTAACACGTTTGGGCCGTATGCTCGTCCGCTGTCGGTGCCTATCGTAGATACGATGAATAATCTGTATCGCGCTCCGGGTGCCATCAAGGACGTAATCACTGGCGATAACAACTTCTCAGACAATCAGGCTGTGCGGGCTATCCCGTTCTTCCGTACTGTAGAGGCTGCTATTCGCATGGGTACGTTCGGACAGGTAGAGTTGCTTAAGTCTGGTAAAGATAAAGCAGAACCTACACCGCCTAAAGAAGACAACATTCTAACGACTATCGCAGAGACGCTTGCTCCGGTTACTAAGATTTCCGAGGCAGTCACAGAAGCCGTTGTAAATTAAGGACACTGGCTCCGGGTAGCAATATCCGGGGCCGTTTTATGGAAAGGAGACTTCAAATGGCTTACTCTAGAGTGCCGTTTACTTACACAAGTGGTCCGCAAGTGTTCCCCACCAACTTTGCGTTGGGTGTTCTGGAAGCAGACCACATTCGCGTTACTGTTGACGGGGTTGTTGATGGACTTGGCGACCCTGTAGAGTACGCCTTTACGTACAACGCCGCAACTGGCGATGTGGCCGTACTGGACGACCTTACTTCTGGACAGACTGGTGTTATTCAGCGGATTGTTCCGTTGGATGAACTTGTGGCTGATTTCGAGGCAGGCGCTGATGTTAGTAAACGTAACCTTGTTCGTGCTACCAAGCAAACGCTTATGGCAGTTCAAGAAGCGGCTGATGGCCGAGAAGCTGATAACATTCTTATCACTGAGACTGTTAACACGATTAACGAGATTGCCGATGGCATTGCAGACAACGTAGCACAGACTACGGCAGACCGGATTGCTGCGGAAGCTGCTAAAATTGCAGCAGAGGGTAGCGCAGGCACTGCCACTGTTCAAGCTGCGTTGGCAACTACAGCGCGTATCGAAGCAGAAGAAGCCGTAGCTAGTGTGAATTTACCGCTAATTGCAGGGAACGCAACAAGCTACCTACGTGCTAATGGAACGGGTACTGCATTGCAGTACCGTACTCCTACGGAAGTTCGCGCTGATATCGGGATAAATGGCATCGGATCGAATGCGCTGACTGCTATCACCAACCTGAACACGCTGACTGTTGCGGGTGAGTATTTCGCCAACCCCGGCGCCACGGGTGCGCCAAACGGAACTGACAGTTTTTCGATCAAGCACTATGCCTCCAACGCCGTGGACTTCGCTTTTCAGGAAGCGTTCAGCTACACGAGCGGCGCGCGCTGGTGGCGGCGTGAAATGTCCGACGTCTGGCAGGCTTGGGTGCAGGTGCAGGGTGCGATCGGCTTCACGCCTGTTGAGCAGGGCGGTGGGGCAGGGATGGGAAACGATAAAATCCGCATCGGGTGGGATGGCGGCTCGTTTAGGGGTAATGTCAACGGAACCGATGTGGGGCGAATAATTCGCAATGAGGCTATCCAAGACACGTTCAACGGCACACTGAACGCCACCGGCGCGCCCCCTCTCTACGCCTGCCGAGCTTGGGTGAACTTCAACGGCACCAACGGCTCCATCCGCGCATCGGGCAACGTGTCGTCGGTCGTGCGGAATGGCGTGGGGGATTATACGATCAACTTCGCCACTGCGATGCCCGATGCGAATTATGCGGTGGCGGGTTTTGCGAATTATGGGCCGAGCGCGGCAACGTGGGGCATCCTGACAGCGGGCAACGGATATGCCCCCCTTGCTGGGTCTGTTCGCATCAGAACCGGGGACAGTGCGACCGGAGTTGGTCAGGACGCGCAATTCGTCAACGTCGTCATTTTCCGCTGAGGACATGCCCATGACACAACTAATCATCTACCCCAACCCGCAGAACCGTGTCGTCATCGTATCCCCCGCGACGGATGCTGACATTGCAGACGTTGCCGCCGCCGTGGTCCCTGAAAACACACCGCACCGCATCATCAACAGCGACGATCTACCGCCCGCGAGTGAATGGCTGTGGAGCGACGATGGAGATATCCATGCGGCACCAATACCCGGAGAAGCCATTAACGCCGAGCGCGACCGCAGGATCGAGCAAGGAAAAACATTTGCATTGTCAACAGGCAAGCAAATTTCCTTGCGCGGAGATAACACGACCAAAGAGAACTTGCAGGCACTTGCTTTTGCAGCAAGTATGCGAGTTGCTCAAGGCCAAGGCGCAGTAATTACACTGTTCAGAGACAACACGGATTACGTGTATGAACTCACGCAGTTGGAGATTATTGAATTATGGTCGCGGTCTGCTGAGTTTGTAAGCAAAATGTTTCAGGCAGGGTGGTTTATTAAGGATGCCCCTAGCATTCCAAAAGACTACACTGACGACAAGTACTGGAAAGACGCATGACGACATCACATCAACCAGACACGAAGGACACTTTTGGAGTAGCTTTGGGCGAGATTAGAAGCGATGTAAAGCACCTAATTACGTCTATGGAGAACAGCCGCACCGACCTCAAGGAACACAGGCATGAAATCCGCGATGCTCTGAGCAATCAGGACAAGCGTATTACGCGCCTAGAACAGTTCCAGTGGAAAATGGCAGGGATCATTGCTACTATCTCCATGGTAGTGCCTTTGATTATCACCGTAGTAGTAAAGGTATTTGGAATATAATGGCAAAAGGTGCAGCAACAGAGGTTAAACTCGGCGCACTACATGCAAAGATCGCTGCCGTATTTGAGAAGGTTCTTCTTAGGTACGAGCAGCGGTTGGATGCACTAGACGCTGTTAACCTTGATGATGTTGAAGATGAAATCCTTAAGGAAATCTTTGACGAAGGAGCAATGCCGAACCCGGCGATGATGAACGCTATCACGGCGTTCCTCAAGAACAACGAAATCAGGTTTGACGACGAGCAAGTTGACAAGATCAGTGCTTTGCAGAAAGGTCTAGAAGACCGCCGTAAGAAGCGCGCGAACGTCACTGAACTATCACAGCTTCGAGTTGTAGGAGAGGATTAATGGATTTAACCCCCGAAGAACGCTGGACCGAATTGCATACTCTGCAAGAGGCATACCCGGACTTTCGGGAGTTTCTCTATGACGTAATTACAGGGCTATTGGGCTTTGACTGCACACCGTTGCAGCTAGACATGGCCCTGTATTTGCAATCCGGTCCTCTGTATCGAATGATACAAGCCCAACGTGGGCAGGCTAAGACAACCATTACAGCAGCTTATGCTGTGTGGCGACTAATTCACGAACCATCTACTCGCGTACTTATCGTATCGAGTGGTGACACGATGGCTACCGAGATTGCCAATTGGGTTATCCAGATCATCAAAGGTATGGATGAACTACGCTGCTTGCGCCCTGACAAAACAGCAGGCGACCGGGAGAGCGTTAAGGCATTCGACGTACACTATGCTCTTAAGGGACCAGAGAAATCACCCTCTATTGCGTGTATGGGCATTGGGTCCAACATGCAAGGTAAGCGCGCAGATATCATTATCGCTGACGACATTGAATCGTCTAAGAACAGCCAGACCGAAGTACAACGTGAGCGATTGAAGCACCTGACTAAAGACTTCACGTCTATCTGTTCTAATGGAGACATTATCTATCTCGGTACGCCGCAGTCTATTGACAGCGTGTATAACGGCTTGGCATCCCGTGGATTTGATATCCGTGTGTGGCCGGGACGTTTCCCGACCGAGGAAGAAGAAACGAACTACGGGGCATTTCTTGCTCCCATTATTCGACAGGCTGTGCAGAAAGACCCGTCTTTGCGTACTGGTGGTGGACCGACGAGTGATCGCGGTAAGCCTACAGACCCGCAACTGTTGAATGAAGCAACGCTTACGAAGAAAGAGATTGACCAAGGACGCGCGTATTTCCAATTGCAGCACATGCTGGATACCCGTCTTATGGACCGTGATCGCTTTCCGATTAAGCCTAGTAACCTTGTGTTCATGCGTGTACCGCAAGAGCGCGCACCGATTGAGGTTAACTGGCTACAAGCACCGGAATACCGCGTGTTTACACCGCCAGACTTCCCTATCGAAAGCCCGTTCTACCGAGCGCATTCGTTCTCTAGCGAGTTCGGATCGTATCAAGGCACGAACATGCACGTTGACCCTGCTGGTGGTGGGGCTAATGGTGACGAGTGTGCGTTTGCAGTAACCCGGTTTATGGCCGGGAAGGTATTTTGGGTAGCAATTGGTGGTTATAAAGGCGGATACGGGCAAGACCTGCTAGACGCTATGACTGCCATTGCAGTAAAGTACAAGCCGACTGTTATTACGATTGAAAAGAACTACGGTAACGGCGCGTTCAAGAACATCTGGGAACCACACCTGATTAAAGCGCACAAGTGCGGTATTGAGGAAACGTGGGAGAGTGGGCAGAAAGAACTAAGGATCATTGATATCCTTGAGCCTGTTATCTCGTCACACAGATTGCTCGTAGACGAAGACGTACTACAGCAGGATATGCGCTATTGCGATAGATACGCTATCCAAGACAAGCCGAGTTACTCTACGTTCTATCAAATGTCGCGTATTACACGAGACAGGAACTCGCTGATCCATGACGACCGCCTTGATGCCCTTGCTGGCTCAGTGCGGTATTGGGTTGAGGCCCTACGTCAAGACGAGCAGAAGGTTAAGGTAGCTGCTCAGAAAGAACTCTACCGGAAACTCATGGCTAATCCTCTAGGGAATGGCCGACCGATCAAAGGCTTTGCAGGTATGCACGGCATTGGCACACAGGGTACGTCCCTAGAAAGACACAAGAGGTTGTATAAATGACTGACAAGACTGATCCGAACGAAGGCGTACTGAACCCGCGACTGCTGACGTTCCCGCAGGACAAGACTGGTTTCCTGTACAAGATGAAGAACGAAGCACTAATGGATACGCTTAAGGTACTATACCTGTTTGCAAAGCGTCGGTATGAAATGCAGGCCGAAACTCGTGCTGCGGCTATAGCTGCGGCAGCGGCCCGTGGAGAGGCGTCTGAGCCAGAGGCTACTGAGGCCCCGGCAGAACCCGAACAGCCCACAGGCGACGATCCTGTGAAGCAGGAAGGGCAATCTGAACCGACCAAGACCGAGGGTGCCGCCGATGGCACCAACTAAGCGAGAACGTACGGCACAAGAGCAGAACTTCCTTGTCGATTGGTTGCGTTCTACTGATACGAAGCTAAAGCAGGGTGCCGATGATGGCATTCTGCGTATCGTGGAGTACGGGCTTAAGAATAACTACCGGATTGCCGAGATTGCATACAATCTGGCTACTGCTGGACATGAAACGGCTTACTGGTATCAACCTATTCGAGAGGGTGCTACGCTGTCTGGTCCGACAATCACCGATGCTCAGGCTCGTGCAGCAGTACGGAACGCTATGGCGCGTGGTCTTATCAAACACGACTATGTAACGCCGATTAACGGCAAATCTTACTATGGTCGCGGTCTTGTACAGATCACTTGGCTGGACAACTACAAGAAATACGAGGTTCTTACGGGCAAACCGCTCGTTAATAACCCCGATCTTGCACTCGATTGGGAAACTGCGCTGTTTATCATGTACGATGGTATCCATAATGGCCGTTTCCGCAACCGTAAGTTCGAGACATACTGCCCTGTGGGTACTGAACCGACGCATCAACGCCTTACGCAAGCGCGTGATATCGTGAATGGTGACGTTCGTACGCAAGGAGCGCAGATTGCTCGTGCTGCAATGGACTGGTATACGGTTTTGAAGCGCCATGAGGCTGCTTTGAAGCCACAACATACGCAGAAACAAAGCCTGATGGCCTTCATTCTGTCGTTTCTGAAAGGTAAGAAGCAATGAAATTCGAGTTTCTTAAAGGATTTCGTACGCTGCTGGTGAACCTCGTTATGACTTTCCCTCTGATTGTCGATGTGGTGCTGGCAGTGTTGGTTGACCCGCAGTTTGGGTCGGTAATTCCGCCTGAGTGGTATCCTCTCTACACTCTCGCGGTGATCACGGTGAACGCTTACATGCGGACCATTACTAACACACCCGTTGGTAAGGCCGAGGAAGTGCCTAAGTGATCGGTCTGTGGTGGACCTTGGCGAGGGCTTGGTGGAAACCGGCTCTCGCCATTGCTATTCTGGTCGGCGCTGTACTGTATATTCGGTACGATGCTACGCGAGACGAGCGCATGAAGCAGAAAGCGAAAGAAGCAGAGGCTTATGAACAAACGATGGAGAGTATCAATGAAGCGATTGACAGTGTGCGGAACCTTACTGTTGACGATGCTCGTGAGTGGCTGCGTAAGTACGCCGAATAGTACGACTGCGATCAAGCAATCAGTACTCCCGCTTGCGAAAGATCACGCCGCTGCACTCGCGGACTGTAACGTGCCTGAGTGCGATGAAAGCATCATCACAGGTACTCGACTTATTGCTGCTGTAACGGCAGGAGCGAGGTAATATGACGAAACAAAAAGAACGGACAGCGGTAACTATCACCGCAAACGCACAAACTCGTGTGTATCGTACTCGTGAGACTGGTCTTACTGTCCAACTCAGCGGTACTTTTGCTGGTCACGCTACTGCATTTGAAGCAAGTGTTGACAGTACTGATGGTGTAAACGGCACTTGGGTGCCTATTCAGGGCATTCGCAGTACTAACGTGGTAGAAACTGCAACTGGTACGCTCGGTGCTGCTCCTGCATACTCGTGGGAGTTTGATATCAGCGGATATACGTACTTCCGGCTTCGGGCAACCGCGCATGGTAGTGGTACTGCCGTGTATACTATGCAAGAAACTGAGGCTGGTGTAATCACTACACAACCTGTATCCGGTGCGGTGTCTATTTCAGGAACCCCGGCTGTTACTATCTCTGGTACGCCTACGGTAAACGCAACTGCTGTTGGTCAAGGTGCCGAAGACGTTGCTATCGCTGGTAACGCTGTTCGAGTTGGTGGCCGAGTGCGTGCTACTCACCAGACTACGTTCGTTGCTGGTGATGCTGTAGACCACACTATGACGCCTGCGGGTCAATTGCTCGTTAAGAACGGCGGTGTTGCTGAAACTGCATGGAATGCCTCACTGGCACTCACGACTACTACTGCTCAGGCTCTTGCTGCGGCTGCTGGTGCTGGTCTTAAACGACACATCACAGGCGCTCAGGTGATTAACACTGGTGCAGCAACGGTGGAACTGATTATCCTAGATGGTGCTACGGAACGCTTCCGGCTTCCTCTGCCGATCAACGTGCCTGTGCAACTCGACTTTGCAGTTACGCATCTACTCGCTACGGCAAACACTGCGTTGAACGCGAACCTCTCGGCCACCGGGACCGTTCGGATCAATGCTCAGGGCTACACGGCTCCGTAAGGCGCGGAATTGCCCACGGCGCTTCGCCAGACGGGCGAGAATTGACCTTCTCTGGATTATCCGACCAAGGGTAGCCGGATCACGAATGGGCCTCTGGCGGTCCTCCCACGAAGTCTGCGGGGATCATAACAGCAGACATAACAGTATTGGAGAGAACAATGAAAGAAGTACTTTTGGCGGCTAACACGTGGACGAACATTTCGGCTGCTGTAGCTGAGGTCGGGAACCATCTGTATATCCTGACGAACAAGACTGACGTGAAGATTGGTCGGAAAGCAACGGCACCTACTGATGGCCCTGCGGTCATTGCTGGTGAAGCAACTGAGGTCATCATCAAGCAAGGTGATACTCTGGTGCTGTGGGCGTTCAGCACGACTGGTGGCAAGATCAAGCTGTATTCTGCGGGCGGTAAGCGCGTAGTGTTTGATGGTACTGGTACTGTGTAAGCAGTTTACGATGGAGGAGTACATGGGTGTATGCTCGTGTACTCCACTATTAAAGCAAATGTCAAAATTTGGTATAAAATTGTGTGGAGGTATAGATATCCACAGCGCGCACAGTTCCCCCATGGGGGTATGCCTGTTAATCATGGGTTAATCATTGATTGATCATTGCTTGATATCATGCAGGCTTGTGTGTGCATCAATTACCTTTTCACTCATATAACCTGCATGAATAACTCATATGTTAAACTCAATTAGTGCCTGTTAGCCCTACTGTTATAAACCATTAATTAATCATTGATTATCAATGCCTTAGCTTCCGGGTATCCTTTATGGATAATACATACTCACTGATCCAGTGTATCTATGTCTTACCGAATAACAGAGCAGATTATAACTGTTAGATATAAGACTGATTAAGGTATCAGTTACAGTGTATGGTACATACGTTATATATGATATGTATATAATAGGTTATAATATAGTCTTATTAAGTATTAGATAAGATATTAAGATAATATATGTATAATATTACTTATAATATATTAAGTTAATATATCTTCTTAATATAGTCTTAATATACCTATAATAAGCACTCAACCTGTAGTTAGGTATGGTCGCTGGATACCATGCAAGCAAGGCATACACGCGCGTATAAGAATATACTACACGCGCGATATCTATTCATACACAACAGGCAGAAGAGAACGAATCAGGAACGAATTAGCAACGAACATAGGACAAGATAGGCTAAGTGATTGATTTATCAGTGTTTTTTGAACTGTTGAGTAGGTTCTAGGGTATAACTGTACGATACCGTTCAAATGAAACTATCTTGTAAGTGATTGATTTATCAGTGTTTTTTGTGCTTGAACGTACCGAAAAAGCCTGTATAACTATAAACATCGAAAGCGACAGGGAACGGCATCCCTAGTAAGCGACAGGAAGGGCCTGCGGGCTTGGGAAGCGCTGAACGAATGAACCGCCTGCGGCTTTGGGTGAATAGTGTCTAGACGTAGGGCAAGGCAGTGATGCTGAGTTCTGCGACCGGGCGAGTGCTGCGACCGCACTATAAAGGAACGGGCTTGACTGTGCCTTGTCGAAAACAGGTGATATGTGCATCCCTATGATGCGGCGCTGTTGAGTGTGGCAATAGTTACACAATGCGGCATAACCGTTAGGGTGGCTGGATAGGCCGTACAGTAGCAGGATAACCGTGGACCCGGCCTGCGATGCACCAGTGACACCGACTTGTCGGGTAAAGGACAACGCATTGCTTAGCACAGTGCTGGTCGCCCTAATAGCGTATACATAAAGGCTACACGGGAAAGCGCACTACACCCGATCTATATAGCGTTACTAAGTCATGCCAACATGATCTTTGCATTAGCAATGGGTATCAGCGTATAGCTAGGGTGATAGTGTACTGCCAAGGACATGCGGCTTGTCCACAAAATGCACGATGGACCGCCACGGTGGAGTGATATCAGCGACAATAGCAACAGCATGTTTCAATCCTTGGCAGTATTCTATCACCAGCCAATGAAAGGGCATTAACATGACTTCTATCAACCAGCAGATTGCGTCTTTTGTAAAGTCGCACAAGTCTCACACCAGCAAGGCTGTGGCTATCACGATGGTCGCCATGCAGCATTGGCTGGACACCCGCGATTGGACACCGTTGGCGCGTCTTGCCATGGGCGTTGAGCCGCGTATGAAACAGCGTATCCTCAAGATCGTGGGCGTTGCCTTGGGTGGCGTCACAGGCCAGATCGACACGAAAGCCGAATATGGCTATCGCTTCAAAGCAGGCGACAATTTCGGCCCGTCTGAGAAGTTCGCTGACTTGCAGCAACTCGTGGACAACGGCGCTTCCATCTACAGCGAAGCTATGGACACTTTCCTCGGTCTTGACGTGAAAGCTGCCAAGGCATTCGATGCGAAGGACTACGCCACGGCGGTCCATGCGAAGCTTGCGAAGAATGAGATTGACCGCTTGCAGTTCGTCAAGCTGCTGCTGGCCGATCATCCCGGCGTGTTGCTGGCTATCGAAGCTGCTATGGAACCTGCGCACTAATGCTGGCAGCAGGTATTGCGCTGTATTGCGCCCTAATCTTCATGCTCTATGCAATCCTGCGTATGAGCAAGTGATGCACGAAATGTGAGTGCCTGTGTAACAGCGGGCACTGACTTGCGTTCATCTAGCAAAAGGAATAACGCCATGTTTAACCGCATCAAAGACTTCTATGCATCGCTGGGTCGGCCTGTGCCATGCAATCCGTTCCGCAGGAAAGTGAATGTCGTGTATACCGCGCATTGGCTCAATGGCGTGTATATGTTCACATTCAAGGCGGGTGAGCGTGATATCCGCATGAAGCTGATTGACCACATGATCGGTAACATGGACGACGAGTACAACGCGAAAGCATTCGATGCTGCACGTCTTGATCCGGGCATCAAGATCGTGGATATCTTCTGATGGAACGTGCATTGTTCACAACACGGGAACGTGCCTTACTACACGGCGACTACTGGCGGCATCAAGCTGGCGGCAGTCGGAATGAGGCGCGGGCTGTCCGCAAGCAAGGCCAAGTAATTGGCTATGAGGCATGGTACGACAAAGGTGGTGTCATGCAGCCTGTAATCGAGAAGGACGTTTGATATGCTTTCCGTCGCACTAGCTTCATCTGTCATTACCTGCTTGGCCATCATGGTGACACTAGCACGAGTTGTGCCGATCAAGTTGATCTTTGGCTATGCGACTTACATCGACGTGTTCTTTACTGTCGGTCTGCTGTTGTTCATGCACGGCACACTAGGCGGTGAACTTATCGCCACTTGCTCTGGCCTGCTGCTTGCTCTGTTTCTTACAGCAGGGCGGTATTGCTACGGCTACAGCAAGATCAAGTATGTTAAACGGTGTGGGTTTATCACCATCGACTATCCGTCGCCTCTGTCAATCAAACTCAAGGAGAATATAAATGCGTATAAAGGTTGGGATCGTCGGGCTGTCTAGTGTGACAGTCGAATATGTGCTGGATCGTGTGCTGGATGCACAGGAACTGGCAAACGTCACGAAGTCGAACTTCGAGAAGGTCGGGTTGGCTATCGCACGGCGTCGGTTGGCAAAGCAGCATCTTGTGCCGTACCCGATTGCCATTACGATGTGATGGGTGAAGCTGGGCAGATGCGTGAGCGTCTGTCCTACTGTGTCCATCTTAACAGGAGATACCTCAAATGGCGCAAGAACACCGTATTATGTTCGCTGATAACCCGTGGGTTATTCAAATGAAGCGCGACCCTGTGCTTAAGTCAGTGCAGGCATACAGACCAGAAGGTGCTACCATTGATCTGCCTGTTGAGCAGGCTGTCAGTGCGATCATCAACAAGCCTGTTGATATCAACGCTGATCGGGAAGAGTTCATCCGCGATCCCGCTGGAATGTTCAATGAGCGCCGCGAATATGGTACTCTTGGTAAGGGCTACTATGGCTCGGCTGTTGAAACGATCAACGGCAACGCTATCAAGAAGTTCAGCGTCAAGGATGGCTACGGTTGCTGGATTGCGTTCTGTGCGTTCGCGTATCGTCGTGGTACTGGTAATGCTGCGCTGCCTCGTGTGTACGCTCTTGCATTGCCTAAGTACGAAAGCGACAGCGAGTACGGCTATGCGCTGATGGAGAAGCTTGACAAGAACCCGGATCAACATCCGTGGGAAACTGCCAAGAAGCTTGCAACGATCCATTACAACGTAGCTAATGGTATGCCGCTTGAAGTCAAGCACCTGTCTCCGCTTGAGCGTCTGTGGGGAGAGTTCTCTGCTATGATGCGTAAGCGTAGCATAGACGTTGGCGTTGACATGCACGATG